CTCTGACGCGCAGCACTCGACCCGTCAAAATCTCGGAACACCTTGATTGACAAGTCGTAAGCAGACGACTTCTTCTCCAACACCAAATCAGGTGACCGCCATTGCTTACGCAACGACGGCCAACCAGCATCAACCCAACGAGTCGCGTAACGCGTCGCAAAACCAGACGATGAACCATCCAAGTTGTCGACCGCAACTTCCAACTCGTCCAAACGAACAACAGCAGGGGTCGAACGGCACGCAGCAAACGCCCTGTTATCTGACGCCCCATAGTTCCCGCCCTGAGCGAACGGGCCTACACCCTCATCCCCTGCACCGATGTACGCAGTCCACGCACCGTTCTTGCCCAACGACGGATCAAACACGAACGACGTCTTCGCTGACGCAGGCGGGCTACCGCTGTCATCATTCAAATACGGGACAGATACCCACAACCTGTCCTTCACCCAACCCATCCACAACTCGGTAGACGACGAGTTGTTGAAATACGCGTCCTCAAACACAGGTCGCAACTGGGGAGAAATCTCGACAGGGAACTGCGTGTCAGTAATCGCAAACACCCCACGCGGCCACGAAAAGAAAAACACCGTCTGCTCGGAACGGGCAATCGCTTGCCTATGAACAGCACCCACCTCGCGGGTCACATTCACCAACTGCCACGACTCGCTGCTGTAACCAAACAACGCCCACACACTTGACGGCTTGAAAATCAGAAGATGGTCGCGCATCGGGAGCAGCCCTGTAATCGGGCCACCGCCCTCCTTAATGTCGATGTAGTCATCAGCGTTCCACGCACCAGCCAACGACGGATGCGACCACCGCACCCTGTGCGGGTGGGCGTTCGAATCCTCATAGGTGTACGCGGCAAACATGTACCCCGAATGTGCAGCGACAAACTCGCATTGAGGGAACACATTCGACGACGGAGCCGAATACGCGGTGAACGTCGAAGCCCCAGCAGCCGTCATCAACGACGGCGTGCTGGTATCCCACTCCAACACCTGCCGCTGATTTCCACACGCGACGTACAACGTGTCACCCCACGACGCAAAATCTGCAAGATGTGGTGACGCGTCAACAACCACATCAACACCGCCGACCTGCACCGTTGAAAACGACCCGTTGGTCGACTCCAGCACGACACCGTTGTTAGCGACAAACACATGGTCGGTGCCATTCGCCAACGTGTGGACAAACATCGAACGTGGATCCCACGGCGACGCGACCGCAACAGAATTCCAACGCTCCCAACCCTTGCGCGAAAAGAAACCGCCGCGAGGATCGATGTCGACATTCAACATGTCAGGCGACTCGTTCTCGCTCAACTCGAACGCGTCAGCGCGAAGGTTCAACCCTCCCGTGAAATTCACAAGGTTTAACGCTTCGACACGAGCCATCAGATATCCCAGACGTACCTGACACTCTGAGTCCTGACACGCGTACCACCGTTGTAGACCAAAGGTTCGTGGTGTTGTGGACGCATGATGTCCTCGTGGGCCTGCTCGGCTGTTGCGGCCCACCGACGCATGTAAGTGTTCTCCAACTCAGGATCTTCCAACTGGGCGTACGCCAACGAACACGCATAATGAAACAACGGGATGTGCAACCGCTCATCCGCGTCAACCTCTGTCGCCGCACCAGCAGAAACCCAATCTGTCGGCTTACGCCAACCGCGAATCGTGTAATCACGATCCGTGGTTGGTGTTGGATACAACGTGATGTTCGAACCCCACCACGAAAAGTATTGAGGCAATCCGTTGCTCGAGTTGCCGTAAAACTTGTCTTCCGCCAACTCCGAACCAATCTGGATAAGGCGAATGTTTTCTTCCGTGTCGCGGATAGACGCAATCCCCGCCAACGTCGACGGCACGGACACAGACGAGCCGCTCGACGTCACCGACCACGACGACTCAAAAAATGGCCAACGCCGCTCCAACTGGATCGTGCGGTTGTAACCCTCGCGGATGTACATGTCCAACGTCGCGTTGGACAAATCATCCTCATCCAAATCCATTTGGGTGCGGACAGCGTCACGAATTTCACTCAGGTTCATTCGATTCGCCTTCCATCTGCTTACGACGCGCCTTTGCGTCCTCCAACATTCCCTTAGAGCGCAGATGGCCGACACAAAAACGTGTCCCCAACGCCTTCGGCCCCTTGCACGAATGATTCTGCGCTTCGCACAACTTCGGGTCGCGTTGCTGCACAGGCGCACCAGACCACAACGCCCGCTCAACCTCACCATGAGCGTTAGCCATAATGTGGCCTGTCGGCGCAGACCCGTACAGGGCGTTAACTACTGCAACTTCTTGATTGTCCATCATCTAGATAGACGAACCGTCCCCCACACAACAGAAAAGGGGTGGGCCGATGAACGGTTCGGCCCACCCCAGATCTGTAGATCAGGAATCGTCAGGAAGTGGCGATGTTGCTGATCTTGAAGTGACGCTTGCGGTTACGCACGGTCATGTTGCCGTAAGCGGTGATCACGCTGTAACGCGCATCCACCGTCGCAGCAGCACCGCTGGAAGCGTGAGCCGAAGCGGTGTTGCCCGACAGGCCATCGGTGAAAGCCGACTGCTTGAACCAGCGGGCCGTGTGACCAGCAAAACCGATGTACTTCGAGTTCACACCGTAAATGGTGCCTGCGGGGCAGTCGAAGTCCCAGTACATCGGGACGCCCTGAACCATCAGGTTCTGGAAGCCCGCGTTCGCGCTCTTCACATCGCTGTACCGCACCTGCGGGGTCAACTGTGACTCGTACAGTTCGAACACATCCTGCGCCGTGAACACGGCGTCGATGCGGTCGGTGCCCGAATCGGACGCGCTGTTCGAAGCCTCGGCAACGAACGCACGAACGTCAACGTCAGCAAACGCCGTGGCGGTCTTGTCGCGAACGACCGAACGCCAGTACTCGTTGCCAACAGTGGTGCAGTCAATGCCGCCAACGGTGGTCACGGTCGAGTTGTGGTCACCGATCAGGATGCCCAGACCGCTCCAGTCCGTAGCAGCAGCAAGAGAAGTAGCGAACAGCATGGTGCTGATCTTGTTCTTCAGGGTCTGCTCGGCCTGCATGGTCTTGGCTTCGAGAAGGCTGACCACCTGCTCTTCGCCGCTGTTCTTCGCCTCTTCCAGACCGCTGATAGCGATCGTGGCGTACAGCGACTTCCAGTCAAACTCGGCAGCGGTAATGCCATCTTGCGGGGTGATCGACAACTGCTCCCACTCACCGTAGGAACCCGCCTGACCCTCTGCATAAATCAAAGGCTCGACGATCTTGTTGCCGCCCGACAGCATGCGCAGACGGTTCTTCTCCATGAGGTGGAAAAGCACGGGACGCGAGTTGAACACGTTGTCGGTGAGCGTCTCGCGATAGTTGTCCAGCGTGGTGGACAACAGGGTGTC